GTTCGACATCTACAAGGTGAACCCATCAGAGCGAATTGATACGCTCCTACTTGGTGACTACAAACAACCCAAGATCAACCCAACGGCCTACGACCACGGGTGGCAGTACGGATGGTATGACGAGATCGACTTGGCAAACCTTTCGCGGATTACAATGGATGTCTGCCGACCGTCCAACAACGTGCTTGCACAAGCGGCGGAGTACAGGAACAACATCGGCGATGCGACCTGTGTGATCTACAGGGGCAACGACAAAGCGAAAGAGATCGCGCCTGTTGACTACAGCACAGCGATCGAAGCAGCATCGTCCATAGGTGGACCCTTCTTCGTGCAGACCGACGAGCAGGAGTTCCTTGAAGCATTCCTCAAAGCACACCCGAACACGGGCTACACCGACGAACTGCCGAGGATACACAAGAACCATGACAAGTACGTCATGCCTGTGAATCGTAGTACCTTCGCTTTGAAGTTTAACGCCATGCTGTGGGCGTTGGGCCAGGCTAACAAGCTGTTGATCACGACAGGGAACACGGGCATATGGCCTGTCCTGTATCGTGGGCATACGAACAGAGTGTGGCAGTTACACGGACAGCATCAGACCTGGAAGAAGATATGAGATACATCGCAGCACCTTTGGCTATCATCATCGCCATCATGGGCGTGATCGTCTTACTGCCCGCACTGCCGTTCATCGCCTGTGCTGGCATCTTCCTTGTCATTGCCGCTGGATTCGCAGAGATCAGCAAACGTCACAAGCGCAAGGATGCCGATACCAAAGCGTAATCGCAACGAATCACCTGACGCGTTCATCAAACGCTGCATGGCGGATTCGACAATGGTGGATGAATACGCGGAGAACCAGCGTTATGCTATCTGCGCGGACAACGTCTACGAATCTGATGAGACCTTCACCGACTATCCACAGGCAGCGACCAACAACGCCAAGAGAGCATTGAAGTTCAGAGAGCAGAGCGGGAACCCAAAGGACTGCGGAACATCTGTCGGATGGGCAAGGGCAAACCAACTTGCGAACAGAGAGGCTATCAGTCTACAGACCATCCAACGCATGGCAGCATTCCAGCGTCACAAGCAGAACAGCGAAGTACCTTACGAAGAGGGCTGCGGTGGCCTCATGTGGGACGCATGGGGGGGAGATGAAGGAATTGAATGGGCTATCGACAAAGTCGCAATACTTCGAAAATGAAAGTACCAACAGGGAAGCTGAAGCCGAATCTGTCGAACCCACGAATCCTGCGTGACGAGAAGTTCCTCAAGCTGAAGGCGAGTATTGAATCGTTCCCCGATATGCTCAACAAGCGGCCTATAGTGGCCGTGACCGACACCGATGGCAAGTACATGGTGATCGGCGGGAACATGAGGCTGCGGGCCTGTCAAGATCTGAAGCTGAAGGAAGTACCGGTTATCCTGGCCGACGAATGGACGGAAGAGCAGCGCAGGGAATTCATCATCAAGGACAACGTCGGCTTCGGGGAGTGGGACTGGGATGCGCTGGCGAACGAGTGGAAGGCTGAAGACCTTGACGCATGGGGATTGGACGTGCCTAAAGGACCAATAGACACAGACGCCGAAGGGCAAAGCGACTACACGCCCGATTTCCGTCTGGTGATTGAATGCACAAGCGAGGCACAGCAACAGCAGTACTTTAAGGAAATCACCAACCTTGGCATCGAATGCAAGCCATTGACATTGTAATCGAGAGCGAAGTGCCGCGCACCTTCCGCACCGCTTCACTGGAGAGCGTGTTCGACTGTCCCATTGGAAAGAAGCAGCGTCTTGAATGGCACGTTGAGATTCCGAGCCTCGAAGAGGATTGGAGTATCGGCATGATTGTCGGTCCTTCCGGATCCGGGAAGTCCACGGTGATGAAGCAAGCGTATGGCGAACCTATCAACTGGCAGTGGCCCACCGACAAGGCACTGATTGACGCACTGGCACCGGACAAGGAAATGACCGAAGTTAGTGCCGCCCTTGGCGCTGTGGGCCTGAACACAATCCCGTCATGGGCGAGACCATTCCATGTCCTGAGCAACGGCGAGCAGTTTCGTGCCACCATCGCTCGTCACTTCTTGGAAGACGAGCGCGAGCCAATTGTGATTGACGAATTCACGTCCGTGGTGGATCGACAGGTGGCACAGATCGCCAGCAACGCGGTCCAAAAGTTCATCCGCAAGAACAACAAGCGGTTCGTTGCCGTAACGTGCCACTACGACATCATCGAATGGCTGCAACCCGATTGGGTTCTGGACATGGCTACCCGGACGGTCGAGGTCCGGGAACGAAGGCGTAGACCTGCCATTGAAGTCACCTTGGCGCGTGTACCTTACAGCCTCTGGAAGACCTTTGCACCGTATCACTATATGAGCGCCGAACTACATAAGGCTGCACAGTGTTACGCTGCGTTCGTCCATGATCGGCCGGTTTGCATGGGTGCTTTGCTGCCTCGCCCTGTATCGAGCGGTCGCTATAAGGGCACAGCTATCCACGGTTTAAGTCGGTTGGTGACGCTGCCGGACTACCAAGGGCTGGGGATTGCGTTTGTCCTGACGGATGCGCTTGGCGGGATGTTCGCCAACCGGGGGGAGCGGATGAACTGCTATCCAGCGCACCCGGCGTTGATCGCTTCATTTGCCCGTAATGACAAATGGCTACAGATCAAACAAGCCGGAACGGTTGTGAAACAAAGCAGATCCGCGACCATGAAAGGATTTGGGTCCGAACGGTTCAATGCCGTATATTCATACGTCGGCCCGAAGCTCGACATACGGCTATGAATAGCATGAACAAGCACATCGCAGAGTACTATCAGGGGAACAAGTACCTTGGCAGTATTACTCATGACGGCGAAGTTCCACAGGAGCAAGTAGGATACTATGGGCAGCGCCAAGTGACTCAAGGTGAAGTTAGGTTTAAGCGCGTCTATAAGGCGACCGAAGCCAATCCCCTGACGGTAGTGTACTACAATCTGCAAGGGCGATAAACAACGTGAAAGCAACGTGACTACCGACCACATACCAGGAAGGAACGGCGGCAAGTTGCGGCGTATTCCCAAAGGCACGTCCGGCAACCCCAAGGGAAGGCCCAAGAAGCTGCCCGAAATCGACAAACTACTGGCCGATGTACTTGGGGAAGAGAAAGACGGCATCACGGCAGCAGACGCAATCCTACGGAAGCTGAGAGCGATGGCAGCGGCTGGCAACATTCGGGCTGCGGAGATACTTCTTGACCGAGCATACGGCAAGGCGAAGCAGCAGATGGACTTCACCAGCGGTGGCAATCCAGTTCCCATACCGACGATCATCATGCCCAAGGATGAATGATCGAGCTATCGCAGAAGCAGAAGCAAGCATGGAAGCTGCTCGACAGACCTGAGATCATCGAAGTCTTCGCAGGTGGCGGAGCAGGTGGCGGCAAGTCCTACTTGGGATGTCTGCGGCAGATCTATCGACGGACTGCCTATCCAGGTACACGCGGATTCATCGGTCGTGAGGACTTCACAGCCATGCGGGATTCCACGATGAAAACCTACTTTCAGATCCTGTCCGAGTTGGGCTACAGGTCAATAGAACACTACACCTACAACGGTCAAGAGCATTCAATCTACTGGAAGAACGGCAGCGCGGAGTGGCCTGGCAGCGAGCAGCACTTCAGATACATGAGGCATATGCCGAGCGACCCGGACTACAACAGATTCGGGTCGACTGAATACACCGATGCGTTCGTAGATGAAGCACCCGAAGTGGATGCCCGCGCCTGTCAGGTGCTGTTGTCACGACTGCGCTACGGTCACAGCAGGTACGATATCACGCCGGAAATCCTTTACACGGGGAACCCAGGCGAAAGCTGGATCAAGGACCAGTTCGTGCTTGACCACAACGCTGATCTGATTACGCTACCGAAGCACAGGGGCAGAGTGCTGTTCACCATCAGAGACAATCCCGATGAAGTATTACGGGACCAGTACATCAGCACGTTGATGCACCTTGACCATTACGACAGGGCGCGTCTGCTTGACGGTGACTGGTCAGCACGACCAAAGGCAGAGCGTCCGTTTGCATTTGCGTTCGACAGGAGGAAGCACGTTCGTCCGTTCGTCCTTGACAACAGACTGCCCGTAATCATTGGAATAGATTTCAACGTGGACCCGTTCTGCGCGTTGGTCTGCCAGGAGCAGGGGAAGACGTTCGGGATATCGCACGAGATCGACATCAAAGGCGGCAGCATTGAAGAGATGGTGGAGCGCATCACAGCTATCGCTCCGAATATCATGTACCATCAGTACACGGGTGACCATACTGGAACGGCACGTCGAATACAGATGAAGTCTACTGCATCGATGTGGGATGACTTCATGCTGGCTATCAGAGCGAGGGAATCGCAACTGAAGCTACCAGCGAACCCAACGCACAAAGAAAGCAGGGAGCAGGTGGCATACGTCCACCATCATCATGCTGACTTCCGAATCGACCCAAGCTGCACAGGCTTGATCTACGACCTGGAGTCGGTCGAAGTGGACGCTGACCTGCACATCATTAAGAGCGACCGAAGTAAGGCAAACCAACGTGCTGACAAGTTGGACGTGATGCGCTATGTGATCAACACGTACCTTTGGAAGTGGATACAAACACACCGAAAGACCAATGCTCTGCAACGACCAAGCATTAG